GACCCGTAAGGTTATAGTTTGCAGTACCCACGCTGAAGCTTATCGATTGACTGCCACTCTCCAGTACACTACCACCGGAGTCACGCATCCTCCAGTACACAGTCACGTTACCGGCACCACCCGAGTTGGTAGCATTAAACTGCACCGTCATCGGATCCCCACCATTACCATTCTCAATAGCACTTATCGAGTTCAGAGTAATACTCGGAACATCAGCCACCGTAACAGCCGAGCTGCTCACCCACGACGAGTCAGTTATCACCTTGCATTTGACGTAGTATGTCCCCGCTGAATCCGGAGCAGTCATTGCAATCACCAGGTCATCATCAGCCGAAGCATCGATAGCTGCCGATGTTGCCACCCCGCTCGATATGGTATTATCACTGCCGTCGACAATTTTCCACTGCACCCTCTGTCTGCCCGTGCTCTCGCCAGTGTTGTCAATATGAACAGTGGTATTGAAGTTAGCCTCTAACGACATAGAATAAGAAGCCGGCACGACACTATCCACGGTCAGATCCGCGGCACCAGTCAAAGCACTACCCGAGTCAAACGAAACATCCCTGTCTGTAAAGCCAAACCACTCACGCAGAATCACATTCCATTTAGCAGCGTAAACATCCCACTCACACTCAGCAATTTCGAACTCTCTGTCACTGTTGTAAGCATGCTTTATCAGGCACTCGAAGCCAAGGTTCGCACCCTTTATTATCCCATCCAGAGTCTGCTTCGGGTATGTGTTTCTGCTGGCAAGCATCTTCAAATACATCGACAGCAGGCTGAAATCAGTATCATTGCCCTCCATACCCCAGGTAAGAGTCGGAGACTCATCGCTCAGCCTGGCAATGTTTACGTACAGCTGCGACTTGTTAGGCAAATCCGGAGCATCACCAATCAGCACATCCTCCTCATCCAGCAGCTCAGGTTCCGTCGAATCATCAAACATAGCAACATCCTCGAAGCTCGACGGGTACAGCTGGTTATTATCCAGGAAGTAAGCCAGTATATTGGCAAACACCATGCCCCTGTATACAATCGATGTACCCGGACCGGAGCTCTTGTATCTCATCAGCCTCACCTCGAGAGTACCATCTCCTGGGATCTCATCCGTAACAATCTTCACATGAGTAAACGATGGCACACCTATGCTCGAGTCAACAGTCTGGGTAATATAAGCAGGAGTAGTATCCCACCCTGAAGAAGTAAGATAATAAACAGTAGCACCCACGGTAAGCTTAACCATGGCCCTCATCTGCATCGATATCGGATTGGCACCCGTGTAAGCAGTGAATATCTCACCCATCGGCGCAAAGTCAAACTCAAAAACAAAGTCATCCCCGGTAGCGTTTTCAATAGCAATCTGCTGATATATGTAATCAGTGTCCACGTTGCTGTAGCTGCTCAGGAAAGCATAGAAAGTATTCTCCTGGGTCTCGCCCCTTATCACACCAAAGCTGCCACTCTGCGACCAGTATGTAAACATGCTCGAGGCATACAGGTTAAAGTCATAACCATCAAGCAGGCTCAGCTTTCTCCCGAAATCATGAGTAATACTTATGCCCTTTCCACCTGCAGTCATTTCCATGTTCAGGTAGCCAACAGGCCATACCTCATTCCCGCTCCCCGCATAACCCACCAGATCCTGCACCGTCGGAGCAGCCTCCGTACTCTCATAAACACCCGCCGAAGTATACAAAAACCTTGTAGCCTTCTTATCCTTGTAGCTTACAATTCTCCACCGGTTGTTCCACTGCGTTATGGTAGCATCATACTTACCCGCACCCAGAATCTTCTCCAGCACCTCGTAACAATTAAGCCCCGAAAACACAACCGAGTCAATATAAGTCTGAGCCAGGACACTCCTGGTTATATCATGATTAATCTCCCATATTGAAATAGCAATGGCATAGCCCAGCGACAGCCCCGTCTTGTCAAGGCAGTGCCGTATTATCGTAAGCTCACTGTTGAAACCCGTCAGGGTAAATGGCTCATTCTTCAGCAGTCCCAGCCCGTCAGTAGCCTGGAAGAACAATGTATTTGGTGCCGGCTTATACGGAGCGTTATACTGCTGTGGATTAATAAACCCGCTCCATATCAGCGTATCCGACGGATAATATAACTGCGCCTTGAACACCTTCGGAACATTTGTATAGAACTCAATAAGTTCAAAATCTACAGACTCCCTTATCCCAAACTCCATTGAAGTCCCGCAAACAACACCACCCTCATCCTTACGAAGCTTAAACGGGGATATCGGAATATTTCTGTCAACCTCAGCATCTGCATACCCATCCTTTGAAAGAACAAGCTTACTCGCCACCCCGTTCTTCCCGGTACACAACAACTGATATTTAACCCCGTAAGCCATTACGTAGTAACCCTTCTTCTGCGCTGCTCCTTCTCAATTGCAGCCAGCAGAACATTATTTCTCAACAGAAACTCACCCGTTACAACAACCTCCACAGGTTTGTCATACATCGACGACCTGTTGTCGTACAAATAATTACCACCAGAAGCAAACCCACCACTGCTGCCTGTGCTGATGCTGTCACCTATCGAACTCACCGAAGCCCTTATGGCACTACCCAAAGCTATCAGGGCGCCACCCGCAACCAGGGCCACAACCGGGTTCATACTCTCGAAAGCCTTCTGAATCGCAGCCAGGCCCATACCCGTTGCCACGGCAACCTTGCCCAGTTGTATAAGCATGTCGCCAAAAGTGCTGCCAATCATCCGCACCAGGTCACCACCACTGGCAGCCCCTACAGCAAACTCACCAAGCCACATCGCGAAGCCCTCCATTGCCCTGCCGAGGCCCTCGTTAATTGCATCCCCTATCTCGTTTGTAATCTGAACAATCTCATTTTTCACCTCCTTCAGTCCCGTAATCAAAGGCTTCGCGTCCGGCAGGTAAATACTCATCTTAAACTCCCGGTTAATCGCGTTAGCTTTCTTCAGATCCTCCAGCTCCTTGGCGGCAGCCTTCTCCTTCGCGTCAGCAGTAGCCTCAATAGCCTTCTGTTCCTGTGCCAGCAGACGTGTCGTCTGCGAAACCGTCATGTTATACTCTTCCTGGGCCCGATATCCCGTCTCCTCAATCTGCTTGTAGGTATTAAACAGCTTTATCAGTACATCACGCTCACCGTCCTGTACAAGCTTGAAGTATTCGGCATAGCTATCAATTACCTCCTGCGGAACCTCCTGGTATAAAGTCTTATCGTAACTGTACAATCCTTTGGTAACAATGCCAACAGAATACTTGACAGCATCCACACCAAGCGATCCCGCCATAGCATCAGTAAATGCAGTCTGCAAGCGTTCCTTTATTTCAGGAGCCATAGCATCAATCGACTCGTATAAAGCCAGCGCCTGGTCCGTTTCCATCTTGTTACGGCCCTCCCATAACTCTTTCTGTATCTCGAACTCCTCCCGCGCCAGCTGCACACGCCTATCGCGTATGGCAGTCTCAAGCTCTTGTATCTTGGCAGCAGCCTCCGCGCGCACTGATATCTCAAGAGTTTTGTTTTTAAGTATCTCCTGCAGCTCCGAGCTCTCACGACTAAGCTGGTTAATACGGTAGTCATTATAAGCAGCCCGGTCCTCAAACTCATCAAGCAACTCAGCCAGGCGCTTACCACGTTCATAACCTACATTAAGATTTTCAATGAAGTCCGTAAAGTCGAGAGTAGCCAGGGCCCTGCCAGCCTCAAACATCGACTCCTTCATCCCGCCAATTACAGCAGTAAGCCTGTCGCCCGGACCCTCAATACTTTCTATCGCACCCTTAAAAGTAGCAAGAGCCCCACCGGCAGCACCCAGTAAGGCAAGCGGAGTAAGCATCCCCTTCAGGTTATCGATAGTCCTACCAACCTTCCTGTCCAGGTCAGCAAGAGCATCCTCGCCAGGCTTCAGACCCTTGCTCACATTTTGCGATTCAACCGCAAACTTCGCCTTCAGATTGGTAATTACTTCACCCATTTAGAAATGATCCTCCAGATATTTTCTCTGATACTCCTCATTTTCTTTCAACCTCTTTGCCTCTTCCGCGCTCATTTGCGGTCCCGCTACTGCTTCTTCAGTCTCCCATTTAAACCTCCACAACTCATCCGGATCCAGCCTGCCCTCTTCCACCACCTGAGTATTCCACAGAATGCACGTTGCCGTCCTCACTAACTCAGCAATCCTCTTGAAACCCTCAACCTCCTCATCGTTGTATCCGTTTATTGTATCATAAATATCCCTCAGTCTGAACCTCCCTATCTCTTCCGGAGTATACCGCAATCGCCCCAGCAAAAACCTTCTTACGTCAGCTATCGTTGTCCTTTCCCCCTCGCCGGAGCCGCTGTCTGAGACTGTTTTTTTTTACCCATCATCGAGCCCTGCGCTTGTATCATGTGCGCAATCTCAACAATCTCCTCCATGCGGCACATCCCGCCGAACTCGGCCTCCGACAACTCAAGCTCACGATTATCCAGGCGCTCGCCCTCAGCAATGCAGTAGTAAGCAAGCGAGCGAAGCAGCAATGGCTTTGCCTTCACCCTGTCAATGTCCTGTAAGTCAAGGCCCGTTTTCTCACTCCACTCACTCATCGAGTTCAGGTTGAGTTCAAACCTTACCTTACGGCCATCAGGCAGAGTCATGTAATCAGCTTTCATAGGTCAGATGGTTTTAAGCCTGGTTACCGAAGCTCACGCTACCCTTGATAGCCTCAATGTTGCCACTCCACGATCCGGCTTTCTTCTCACTCCCGGCATCCTCGCTCCAGTCGGTCATTATGCAATAACCCGACACCTGCTGGTTACCCTGGGTAAACCTCCCGTAAATGAAAGCAACCTGGGCGCCTATAGCTGCAGCCTGTCTCAGAGTCTCGAAATTCTCTTCGTTAGCCTCAACCCCATAAGTCTTACCCGCGATGCTCATCGTGGTATCGAAGTCCACGAACTCCTTTGTAGGGTTCCCCGCGTTAGCCTTCAGAAGAACATCCTCATGATTCGGCTTTATCTTAAGCCCCGTAGTTTCCAATCCGGTTATCAGCTTGGTGCCCCACTTTATGGTCAGCTGATATTGTGGTACTTTTGCCATGACGTTTATGTATTAAATGTTACTTGTTTGAATCAGAAATCTTATAATCGATATATATAACTTACTCTCCGCATCATAACCCGGAGCATCCCCCAGGTACTCACACTCCTCAATGCCGGTTCCCTCAACAGTAGTCCCGGCCAGCCCCTCTATTGCACTCCTCACTTGTTCCTTCAGCGACTCAACCGAGTCAGGCAAATCAGCTATAATCGCAACCTCGCAATCATACTCATAACCAGCCACACCCTTCTTCAAAAACACCGGCCTCTGCTGCTCCTCATGAACACAGAACGGAGCCTCGATATCCTCGTCACCAATCACCATAAAGGTGTTGGCTATGATATTCTCCAGAGTCGTTTGTAAGGCTACACTCAGCATCACTTCAAAGCATTCGTTTCAAAAAACTTATCAATCTCATTCTCAGCCACCCTCTCAAAAACCGCCTGCGCCTCCCGCCTGCTCTTCTCCCAGGCACGCTCAATAAACAACTTCGCCCTAAGCCCACCCGCCATTGCCTGGCCCGGCTCCCATCCTTGCTTAGGTCGTTTAGTGCGCACAGCCTTCTTAAAGTTGTGAAACCGGTTAGCCCTGTTAGCCAGGGTACCGTAGTTGTGCCATAAGGCGATCTGGTATGGATCCCATCCGATGCCCCGGCTGTTACGGTAAAGCCCCGTCCCCGCGAATACCCCCACGAGAAGCTGCGGCTCTCTGCCCTTGCTTGCCGAAACCTTTATAGCCCTCTTCAGAACCTTAAGGTTATCCGGAAGCTCGTTTACCATTGCCCTTTTAACAGGCACTGCCGCCTTCCTGAAGGCAGCCATCACCGGCTTTTTGTAGCCCTTCTCCGGAAACTCGCTCATCATCCTCTTCAAATTATCCAAACCCTCAACACTCAGCGAGCTCATTCCACAACCTTTTCAGCAAGAATTTCAATGAACAATCCAACCGTTTCCACGGCAAGAATATCGTAAGTCACGCCATCATCAATCAACTGCCGCGACTCATCAACGCCACTACGCTTATGAATCCGGTACCGGTACCGGCTGTTGACAACCACGCGCCTGTTAACAACATTCTCCCCCTCGGTCACCAGATCCCTCGAAGCCCACGCGTAGAACAAATGAGAGAAAGCCTTCTGCGGCCCACCCATCGGAGTCTTTCCACTCGCCGGAGCAACAACCTCAATACGCCTCTCCATTTTTCCTATCAGCCCCATCAGAATCTTGGCACCTTATATTTCGATAAAAGCCTCTCGGCCCGCGTAACCCTTATACTTGTACCGAAGTTCAGCATAGGATTCTCCGGATTCAGAAATCTATCCGTCGCCAGCAAAACCACAGCATCAATCAGATCCTTCGGAATGTCGGCAGCAGTAGCCCAGCCACAAGTAAACTCAATCTCCACACCATTAAGCCTGTCGCCATACACACTATAAGTATTCAGAAACCTTAGCCGCGCAGTCAGCTCAACGTTGTCCAGTAGATAATCCGCAGCAGCCATAGTTGTCAGCACGTTCAGGTTGTTGTAATACTTCACCGACGATATTGCGTCAACCGGTCCAAGCGTCAGTTTCATATCACCCGATGCCGGGAAGTCATCCATGTAAGCAGTATAGGTCGCCCGCGCAAGCTGCCTCCCGATATCACTCTGAACCTGGTCAATAACCATATCCAGAGTTTCCTGCAGTAAAGCGTCCTGCGAATCATCAGGCTCATCCTGAGTCCCTATCCGCAGGTTACGCTTCAGCTGTTCGAGCGTTACGGGCTCGAAAATAGGTGCAGTCTTAAGCTTATATCTCGGCTCAATCATGACGCTACATGAAATACTTCTTCACCCTTTTGGCTATCGTTTTGCTTATGCCAACATCAAGAAGGTTATCCTCAGTCAAAGCCTTAACCTTCTCCTCGGTATCATACCCGGCAGCAAAAAGCTTATCCCTTGCAGGAAGCTTGTCAGGAAGAGTGTTCACCGGTCCGCCTGAATCCTTGCCCTTACCGGGAGCACCATCCGATCCGCCGGCAGCACCATCCGGAAACACATCAGGAACAGGAATAACATAACCCTCGGCAACAAGCTTCTCAGCCCATTCCGGAGTTACAAAACCTGTCTCGCCCGCAACGTATGCGAAACGCCTGTGTGCCTTCATCCATTTTACTTTTATCATCTCAGTAATTTTTTTAGTAGAAAAAGAGGAGCCCCGTTGTCAGGGCTCCCCCACCCTAACCAATTAACCTATGAAAAGAAGCCGGAAGAATTATTCAGCACACTTAGCATCCTTCATTGCTGCAAAGCTTGCCGGATGCTTGACAGCACTATCCCAGAATGAATTAAGAACAACCCTCGTCTTATTCCCTATTGCCTGGGTAAGATTATCAACAGTAATATCCAGCGGACCAAACTGAGCAATTATCATCTCAGCCCAGTTACCGAAGATTATTGCCGAGCAAACCTCACTCTGGTTACCCTTTGTCAGGTCATCAGGTATAACACTCGATACATAAGCCTTATAGCCAAGAAGCATATCAGGTACATCAGGCGCCCATACTCTCTGAGGATGACCCGTTTCAATCGCAGTACTCTGAAGCTTCCATCTGCCTGCAGGTGAAACAGCAAAACCAAGGCTACCAAACTCAGCATCGGCAGCAGCTATAGTCTTAATAAGAGCAAGCATGTGAGCAAGAGTCGGAGCAGCCCCGTTATCACCACCGGCTAAGTTGCCAATGTTTGAAGTCGAAAGCAATCCGGTAGGACCGTTGGTAGCACCCGCAATTACAGCAGTTTCAAGATCAACATACATACCGCTGATGAAAAGATTCCTTATCATCTGCTCCACGTTCATCG